ACGAGCAGCAGGATTCAAAGTTGGATCATCAACAAGTGCTTTATCTGCTTGGATATGATCTTCAATAGTTGCGTATGACATATACACATTCTCCTGTTATACACTAATATTTATTATAGCAACAACTAGTAATTACGTGCAAATCGTCAGGATATCAAATCAATCATCGTCATCTTTAATTAACCCAAGTTCAGGGAATATAGTATCCTTCATCAAATATAGTTCAGTAAACATAGTAGTTGCTACACATTGATGTTGGAGTCCACCAATTAAATATCTACCACTATACTTCTTATCTACATCACCCTTACCATCATTAGTAGGTACAATAACATTAACACCAGAACCAGCATACAAATCTAGATTTCCAGGAATACGTACACGCAACTTAATAGTTTTAATAGATTCTAAACGCATCCATTGATATGCTTGTAATTCAACTAATTGCTCATAATTCTTTTGAGGATTTTTTTGATTCTTTGGATCGAAAATCTGATTAGGAAGTGCAGTATAACGTACTCTTCTAGGATAATTGATTATACCTTGCACATCTTTATCCATCAAATCAACTGGACAAACACATCTATCACTCTTCAGATGAGACATATATCTCCACATTTCCTGAATACTATATTTGTATGAATCTACCTGTAACTGTTCACTTCCTCCAATTTTTGAATTAGCAAGAGTAGCAGGATCAAATCCTATGCTATATCCAGACCAAGCACCATGACGTAATCCCATAAGAAAATTCTTTTCATCTGGAAATTGAACTGATTCAATTTTATATTGATCCTTCGACTTATCTCCTGTATTTTTAGGACTATACTCATAAGTATAAAGTTCAGTATTACTTCCAGTTATATCATCAAAATTTGTTTTTTCAGATGTTTGATCATTAATATCTTCAACCATTTTATCAATAGACTTAAAATGATAACCTAATGCATTCTCATAAAAAGCAAATCCATTCTGTAATGTACCGCCTTTTTTTGCCTTACGAATAGTACGTTGTGATATCCAGTAAATTAAATCAAAAGGTCTCCAATTAGGTGAAATAAAAGAATGCTTATTAAGAGTCTCTTCAGCAAATACTTTCTTATCACTCTTCAAATACTTCTTACCTAAAACTGTTTTAATAATCTGAGATGCTTCTGTTTTTTTATTAAAAAGAGTATTACTATGCCCAAAAAGATTAGTAACTTCGTTCCTGATAAATTCATCTGAACAAGCATTCAAAATATAAATATCTGTTCCTTGATTAGTCTTGGAACGTGCTTCAATACCATATGTTCTGAAAAAATATGTTCTATCTAATAACTGACTCTTAACATTTAATTTAATTATTTCAGATCCAGTTAATGCTCCAATTAAACCTCCTGCATCCTCTAAAGCAAAACGTGCTTCAATAGTTGATGCAGCAATATTTTCTTGAACTTCCCAAGTTCTTAAAAATGTAACAAAATCAGTTGCATCGTTAAAAGCAATTGGTTGACCATTTCTATAAAGGAATAAAGAAACTTCAACGTCACCTGGTTTTTCAGCAACAACAGAACCCTTTTTATTTGCGGTACTCATCTAAATATACCTCTCAAAGGATTATTAAAAGAATTTAGAACAGTTGTAGCTACACCAAAAATTTTATTTGCACTACTACTTGCAAAAGGACCAGTAGCACCGCCACCGCCACCATAGCCACCGCCACCTCCGCCTCCTCCACCTACGAAGGTAGGAGTGTCACTTTGGTTTAATATTGCAGTTGCAGCAGCATTTGCCTGAGCTATCCAAGACTTAGTACCCTCATTAGATCTTTCAACTTGTGCTAAAACTGCTTGAACAATTTCAATTGTCTTTCTATTCATTTCTCGTCTAGCTCTATTCCTATCATCAGTAGCTTTCTTCATCGCTGCCTGATCCTTACTATCGTTTCTAGTAAAGGTAGGTCTAGATCTATTTGATGGTGATCCACCACCACTTCCTACTGGTATATATCCACCTCCACCTAAACTACCATCTGATCTTGGTGGCCATTGACCACCATGCTTTCTCTTCTTATCTAAAATACTTTCTACTGTAGATCCTGATGCACCATGTCCTCCACCAGTTCCACCACCAGAACCTATTTCTGGAGTCAATACTCTTAAATCAGTATTACCAGCACTATTAAATATATGCCCACCCACTTTAACATTATTGACATTTTGAGATGGATCATTAAAAGCACTACCAGTTCTAAATCCAGTAGCACCCATTAATTTATTAACCATACTCTCATCATATCCTGCTGCTATCAATCTTGATCTCAAAGACTTAGGATTTCTTGCAAGATTTATGGCATTTAATGCTAATTGCATTTCACGATCAGTTCTTTCTCTCCTGATAGATCCATCTGCTATCGGTTGGTACTGACCTTTACCCATAATAATATCAGTTATAGTACCACCTTGAGCATTAAACAAACCTGGTGCTGATCCACCTTGAATAAGTCCTGCTCTATTCATAACAGATCTTGCTACAAGTGCCATACCAAGAGTTCCTTCACCACCTGCCTCAGCAAGTACCAAACGTTGTAACAGATCCATCTCTGCTGCATTATTCTTACCCTTTCCTCTAATAGCACCTTTATTAGACATAAAGTTTCTTATCATATTTCTGAGGTACATACCTCCAGATCCATCAGGATCACCCTTTCTTACTTTAAAGAAATCCCAACGTTCTCCAGTACCACCCCACATAACAGGTCCATAATTGTCATGCAAATTCCTACCATCTCTATTAGATGCAGCCTCAGCATGAGTCATTACTCTTTTATTAGTAACATCACCTGGTTTCCATCCCCAACTTAAAGCAATCTTTGCTGCTTCTTTAGTCATAGCAGTCATTTGTGCTGTTGTAGGGGGATAATCTCTCCAAGGTCTACCAGCCATAGATGCTGCAGCCAAACCTACATTACCAGTATTTCTCTTATAGGTATGATTAGTACCTTCATCATAACCATGTGCTTGATATTTCTCACCACTACCTTGGAAAATAGAATGATATGCTCCTTTCTTTTTAAAATTATATCCAGTACCAGTCCAATGTAAATATATCTGCCTATCTAATGCACCACCTACAGCTCTAGATAATCCACTAACATCATACCCCATTTGCTTTGCTTCACGGAGTCTATTGTTTGTAAGGTTAGGATTAGTTCTAGTTGCTTTAGTATCAAAAGGAATAATAAATGATGTACCATCACCTTTCCTTGCCACATATTCAGATCCATGACCGATAAAATCAGGTCCATTTCCATCAAGACTAACAGGATAACCAGACTGAGGACCATGTATCCATCCACCACCAGCAAACTCTGCTAACCTACCACCTTTTTGGAAAGGCTTAATTCCTAGCGGATCATTTCTTAATCCAAGAGGATCATTATAAAGATCTGGTATATTATTAGTACTATTAGGTCCACCAATATCTTTTATTCTAGTTCCTGATATTAATGCTTCTATTTCACCAGCATTTAATTTACCTTCTTCTTCTAACTTATCTCTCTTTAAATTATCTGCATCTGTCCTTGCTTGTGCTGCCTCTTCTCCTCTAAACAGCTTATTCATTAACAGTCCAAATGCTACTGCACCACCAGCAACAAACAAGAATCCTAATGGACCTGCAGCTGCAGTAGCAACAAAACCTTTTATACCTACAATACCAGTTTTAAGTGCTGTTAAAGAGAATTTAAGATCCCCTATTAACCTTGCTGCACCACCAATAGTTAACCATCTTAATGGTAATAATATAGTACCAATACCTACAATAAACTTACCAAATCCTACGAGTCGTTCCCACCAGGTACTATCATCCGCAAGCATCTCATAGAGACCATTGAACGCCATATTGGTTCCAAATTTAGCCCAAGACGCAACAATCTTAAGCATCTTAGTAAGAACTTCTAAACCTTTCTCTACTGCCTTTTGGTTCTTAGGATTTGCTAACCATTTTAAAATATTTCTAACGACCAGAATTTTAAATAATCCACCCAAAAGTTTAAGTAATGATTCCAAAAATCCAGGAACCTTACCTTGACTCATTTTAGTAAAGAAATTACCAAATTGTGCTGATGGTTTATTATATTTTGGTTTCGGTAACTTGACAAGTGCTTTTTGCTGTGCAGTTAACGAAGCATGAGTAATCTTTTTAATGTCAACAACAACTTTAGCAAGACCATTAACAGTCTTACCAAGGTTATTAACTGCTTGTACATTTCTTAAAGCAGCTTCTGTAAGTTTCGGATCAGAATCATCTGGATTTGCTGTACTAGCACTTGCCAGAGTTACAGGAACAAACTTATAAAGATCAATTTTAGCACCTTTCTGTATTGTCGCCATTAATACTAAAGACTTTATACTGGACTATTTAGTTAGCAACAATAAGTTTTTTCTTGATTGCTGCTGCCATCGTGACTTCACCCTTAATTATTGGAAGAACCAACGGTATCAATTCAACATCTGGTTGCTCTAATGCAAATTGTTTAGATCTATCCATCAAACTTCTACCCTTATCAAGAATACCAAATACTTCTGCACCAACTCCTAATTCTTCTGCAATATTTCTAATACCAGTAGCAGCATCTGTTGTACCACTATACATACCCATTACAGAATTAAACAACCCACCTACTCCTGCTCTTTCTGCCATACCACCTAAAGCACCCATAGCAGAGAACTGACCACCAAACAATTCACTAAATCCTGGTAAACTTCCAAGAGGACTATTACTAATAAAATCAGCAACACCAGGGAACATATTACCAATACCAGCAAGATTATATTTGTTTAAGAAGTCACCAAATTGACTTGCTCGTCCACCCTCACCAAAGAAACCTCCTTGTCCAAAGAGACCTCCTGGTGCGGTCAATCCAGTCATACTACCAACTTGACTGATGGCACCACCCCATCCTCCACCAGTCATACCAGTATAAATGCCCTTACCAAGCTTACCAATATCAGTACCCATAAAGTTGTTGAAACCACTTGCAAGATTACCCCATACCCTAGCACCACTATGATACATATTTGCCAAACCTTCACCAAACTTACTGAATCGTAAGTTCTGCATCCATCGAGGTTGATTGATTGCATTTACTGTATTGATATTAGCAAAACTACCTAAAGCACCAACGCCACCCATGACAGCACCCATGATGTTACCTTGTCTTAGGCTATTAATAGCATTAATACCTTGAACAATAGGTCCAACACCTGGAACAAATGATAGTGCTGTAGATACTATTGGATTACTTACTACATTACCAACGGTTTTAACTACACTACCTACTGCCTTAGTAACACCACTAACTACACCACTAACTGCTTTACTAATACCTTTAAATATTTTACCAAAGAAGAACTCTGGTAATTTCCTTCCACCTTCCTCTAATCCAAATCTCCACCAAGGTTTCTTCTTCTTTTTACTTTCTTCCTTTGGTACTACTACAGTCTGGTCGTTCTTCTTCTTATTACCACCCCATAAACTAGACCAAGACCATTTCGACTTACTTTCATTTTTCTGAGGTGGTTTTTCAACCTTTTCTTCCTTCTTTTTCTGATTCCAGGACCATGGATTATACCATTTAGTCCTTTTATCATCATCTTCATGGGCATCAAATGCTTTATCAGATATTGTAGAAGCAGCAGTAGATCCACCCCAAGATCCAGCTATTCCAGCAGCAACTACTCCAGCACCATAAACTAATCTTGCTCCTGGAACAGGGGTAACAAGAAGTGGTGATAATGCAAGAGCAGCACCCTTAGCACCTAGAGTAAATCCTGCTACACCTCCAACAGCTCCAGCAGCAGTTCCTGTTATTGCCTTTTCTGCGGATTGCTCTTTATTAACAAGTCTATCATGAAGTTCAAGACCAGAAAGAACGGTAGTAGCAGTAGGTCCAAAAAATTTACCTGCACCCTTTAAAAATTTGGGCATTTTTGCCTTTTTGCCCCAATTTTTAACCTTATTTAAAACACCTTTCCAACCTTTTGGTTTAAGTGTACCAGATCCTTTTCCTGGAATATGTGGTGCTCTGTCAGGAACCCTAACCTTAGTCTTGCCAATCTTAGTCTTATCAAACTTAATTTTTCTTGTATGTTTCTTCTTATTAGATTCTAACCATTTCTGATACTTATTCTTAAGTTTTGTTTTTGAAGTACCGTTCTTATTTTTAGGAAGGTTACGACCCCCTTGTACCTTCCCTTTCTTTAACCATCCAAAAGGATTCTTTAACCAATTAGTAAGGTTCTTAATTAACCAACCAAGACCTGTTAAGGCAGCACCTAAAGCTTTAAGAGGACTGAGTATTACAGCAATAATACCAATCCCTGTCATAAGCTCACCAAGTCCTCCTATCCTTTCTAGGAAGGTATCTCCTGTCTTAAACTTATTCCATCCACCAATTATTTTATCGTTGACTAACCAATCACCAAACGATTTTAACTTTGTAAATATTACATTTGCTTTATGGAAAAAGGTTTCAATTTTTTCCTTATTTTCAGGATCAGCCCACCATTTTAAAGTTTCCCTAATAAGAGGAAATGCTACAAGTCTTGCAATCCATTCAAAGACTGGTGACAATAATGACAACCAAGGTGGTAGTATTGACTTTAAAAGACTACCTGTTTTACCCTTTTTTAAGTTAGTTAACTTACCAACCTTTAACTTACCCTTTTCAATCTTATTAATTTCAGCAGCAGATTCAGCAGCTTCATCTGCTTCTCTCCGTGCTCTTTCTCTTTCAATCTTTTCTCTTAACTTATCATTCTTTATCCTAGCTACTTCAATACTTTCAATAGCTTTAGTAACACGACCAACACTAGCAATAGTTTGCCCTAATCTATTAATTGCATATGTCGTTTTTCGGACACTAGCAACTTGTGGAGTAATATTAGAAGATACTCCAGGATTGACTATTTTGTGGGCATCTATTTTAGCCATTTTGTGCTTGCTGCTCTTTTGATCTTCGCTCTTCTTCCTTTAGGAATTGAACTAATAGATTCACGTAAATCTCCTTTTCAAAGGGTATGAGATTATCGATATATTCAAGATTCCACTTGTGGTGATGCATTAAAGCGAAGTTACCTTCATAATAAGCTTTTAAACTAGTATGAAGAAGAGCTACGCGAAAAAAGCCGCTAAACCCTCCAATACTACATCACTTACTACCTTAGTTTTTGGATTAGTAACTTTAACAGTATGAGAAAGTTTAGGCATAGTTTCAAAGAAATTTTGAATCTGCATAAACTGCTTACTACTCAACTGCTCAAAGAATTCAACAATCTCCTCTTTAGGTAATTGACTACAATCATGAACTTCCTCACCATCAGTAATTGTTTGAACACAATCAGCTGCCATTCCAAATATTTGATCAACACCTGGTTCTTCACCCTGAAAATTCATTTTAACAAAGGTATCTAAACTAGGATATCCCATACTAATAATAACTTCATCAGATAATTTAATATCCTTCTTATGACCTTTAGTCTTAATAACCTTAATATCATTAAGAGGAATATTCATAGGAACTGTTGTTTCTCCATCATCAGGACAAGTAACAGAAAGTTCAACTGCCTCACCAACAGATTTTGTACGAATTTGAAGGAAAAGATATTCAATATCAAAAGTTGCTAAACCATCGATACCTTCAAGATCACTACATTCTGAAATAATAGTTTTAATAGCAGACATTAAATCTGCTTGCTCACCCGTTTCAGTTGCTAAAAGAAGAAGTTTTTCTTCCTTAACAAGAAATGGTCTATAATTTACAGTTCTACCATCAGAAGGTAGCTTCAATTTGTACTTGGGTACAACTAATTTAGGTAATGCCATAGATTTTCAATTCAGTAAAATTATTTAGCGTTAAACGACAAAGCTATTAAATACTCCTCCAAGGATATCCCAGAAAGTGATAGGATTAGCACTACTTGCTTCGTATGATGACCAATAATTGTCATCTGGTACAGTAATCTTACCTCTTATACCATAATCATCAAATGCAGATTCTGGATAGAACCTATATCGTTCATAATAGAATCCCATCGTGATATTCATTAATGATGCAGCAGCATTATTCAATTGAGATGTTCCAATATTATAAGGAAAAGCATTTCTTATCTCCCAACAAGCAGTAACTTTATATTTTCTTGCAAGAGAATAATTTACTCCTGGATTATTCTTCATAGCACTTAACATCTCAGGAGATAGTGCTGCTAATCCACCTCCACCTCTTTCCCACTTATAAACCCTTATCGTCTTGGCAACATAATTATCATAAAAATCTGTATATTGATTAGAATCACTTGCCATTACTTGTGTCCACCTCTCAAAGAATGTTCTTGTCAGTTGAGAACGTGGTATTACATAATTTATATTAACCTGACTAAATGCAGTTCCTGTAGCATACTTATAAGGAGAACCAACATTCACTTGTTGTCCAGTTGTAATCTGCTTACTAGGAAGACTTAAATTATTAGCATAAAAATCCAACAGCATAGGTAAATCTCCAGCACCGTCTGAATGGAATTTATTACCCCCAAAATGGGTTCTCATACAATATGGAGTGGACATACTAACCGAAAACAGATTAGTAAACGCAGGAGAATTATCAGTATCCTTTATAGTTTCAGATACAAAATTCTGAAGTGATGGATATCTGGCGTTCTCCGCTTTTGGTATTCCTGTACCAATAGGTAGAGGTCCTATTATCGGTAATGTTATCATTATGTCTTAAGTTCCTTTTCTGTGATTAACATAAACTCCCAACCATAATCAGAACAGAATTCTTCTGCTGCTTTCCATTTTGCTTTGTTGACACTCCAAGTGACAACTTCCTTTATGTACTTTTTCGTAACTTTTCTTTGTGTTTTTGGTTCTTTAGTTTGCCTTAAAGGCTTAACTTCTACCATATATTTCTTATTATTCACCTTCACATAAAAATCTGGGAAATATCTATGGCGACGACCATCAACAGGAGATATGTATGGGATAGCAATCTCTTCACTCCCCCATTCTTGAACAGAAGGGGTTTGATCACACCAAAGCATGAACTTATATTCCCAAGATGATCTGTAAATTATATTACGATAATCACCTTTATACTTACGAGGAAGTCTAGGAACATATTTCCCTTGCTTATAACGCATAAATACATAGAGGTCACATAGTATTTAGGTAAGAAATTGTCCGTTTATAGATACCCTTATAAAGTACCAGAACCTGGTATTGGAAGCATCGGAGATGGTCCTACTGATGCTGTAGACTACATTGCTATTAAAAGATCACGTATAACTTTTAAAAAGAAAGGAGGGAAAGACTTCTACGGTATTGGTCACGCAAGTTCAAAGTCATCTGATACAGTACATAAAGAAAGAAATTCAGATATTGTTTATCTTGCTATGCCACCTCAATTAACGACAGCATACCAAGCAGGATTCAGTAAAGTTGATGTTGGTATGATAGGTATGGCTGGTCTAGAATTATTCTCAGAATCTAGTAGTAGAAGTGTAGTTGAAAATATTCAAAAAGCTTCTGCAGGGGTTTTATCAGAATTTACTGCTGGTGGTATTGCAAATATTCTTAATGGACTTGGTGGAGTATTGGGTGTTGGTGGACAATTAGATCTTAATACTGTACAAGCACTTACAAAAGGTAAAGTATTTAACCCCTTTAGTGAACAGATTTTTAGAACTATGGGATTTAGAACCCATACATTTAATTTTAAACTGGTATCTCGTAATGCAAAAGAAGCAGAAGAAATACACAATATAATTAAATATTTAAAAGAGGGTATGGCACCTAAAGTCGAGGCTGGTGATGCTAAGGATTCTCTCCTTTCAGACATAGATAAAGCTACTACGATAGAAGGAAGAGATACTTCTAATGCGAATAAAAATGTTAAAAATAAAGAAGACCTTAAAACCAAAGTCGATGATGTTCTTAGTAGAGGATATGGAAAGGAGAGTAGATTTTTCAAAATACCTGATCATTATGAATTAAAATTTGTAAGAGCTCACGATGGACGTGTTCATACTCTTACTCAAGGAGGTCCAAACAGTACAACATGGACAGATGAAATGAAGGGAACTAATAGTATGCATTTTAAAATACATCCATCCTTTATGACTGGTCTCTCTGTAAACTATACTCCAGATGGTCAATATACATCATTTAAAAACATTCATGGTTCTATGATTCAAGTACCAGCAATAAACCTCTCTTTACAGTTTGTTGAAACGAGACTTATTAACCAAGAAAACATGAGAAACGGATTCTAATGGAATTTTTCAAAAACTTACCAAATGTATATGTAGGTGAAGGTATCGCAGATACCGAATCCTTCAGATATCGATTAGTAAAAAATATATTCAGAAGAGCTCAAACAAGACCAGATCTTGATAAATTCATTACTAGTTTTGAAGCATATGAACTAAGTGGTAATGACACTCCTTCAAGAGTTGCTGCAGCATTTCTTGGTAGTCTAGAATTAGATTGGGTGATTTTGCTAACTAACAATATTATTGATTTTTACGATCAATGGCCAAAAAAGGAAGAACAACTACGTTCGTATGTAAGAGAAAAATACGCTGATCCTGATGCGGTTCATCATTACGAAACAAACGAAATTCGCTATAATGACATAATCGTCGTAAAACAAGGAATTGAAGTAAATAAGACTTGGAGAACTGTCCTACCTGATGGTACAACTAAAACTGAAGAAGAATCAATATATCCAGTAAGTAACTACGAACACGAAGATTATCTAAATGAGAAAAAAAGACTAATAAGAATACCAAACATAGATATGACAAATCTCATTGTAGAAGAATTTGAGCAATTAGTAGCATATGAACCTCATGCAGAATTGGATAATGCAAATAATAAGAAAACCCCGCTAAGTATATCAGCGAGGTTCTTGGATATTACTGGTTATGTTACTGGTAGCGTTAGTGTTACTGATATTGTTGGTACGGTATCATCGTATGATAATGGACCTGGAAGTACTACAATAAAAGTCGCTACTTGAGAAAAACCCTACAGACCAAAAAAATGTCGGAGTTTTTTTTGCGGTTTCCTGGGAATCAAAAGTCGAATAATATATGACCCCCCCCCTT